GCCGCGGCGGAAACCGCCCGCCGGAAGGCGCTGGACCGCGCGCGGCGCGGCCTGGCCGGCACCATCGCGACCTCCGCGCGCGGCGTGCTGGATCCCGTGCCGGGCTTCGCCCAGCGCAAGAACCTGCTTGGGGAATGAGGGCGATGATGACCCCGGACGAGATCCTGGCCCAGCACGCCCGTGCCAGCGCCCGCCGCCGCCCGCTGGAGGGCCAGTGGCAGGATTGCTACGACGTCGCCCTGCCCGCGCCGAATGCGGCGCCGCTGTTCGATGCGACCGCCGCCGATGCGGCGGAACAGCTCGCGGCGTCCCTGCTCGCCGAACTCGTGCCGCCCTGGTCCCGCTGGTTCGGCCTGGCGCCGGCCCGCAAGGTGGCGGACAGCGCGGCAGCCCAGGATGTGGCGAAGGCGCTGGAGGAGGCGGCGGAGACGCTGCAGGGGCATCTCGACCGGTCCAATTTCGGGCTGGAGGTGCACCAGGCCTTCCTCGACCTGGTCGTCACCGGCACCGGCCTGCTGCTGGTGGAGGAGGCGCCGGTGGGGGAGGCTTCCGCGCTGCGCTTCTCCGCCGTGCCGATGCGCGATGCGGTGCTGGAGGAAGGCGTTTCCGGCCGGCTCGACACCGTGTTCCGCTCGATGCGGCTGACGGCGGCGGAGATCAAGGCGCGCTGGCCCGCGGCGATGATCGAGGAGCGCCGCCGGGGCGAGGACGAGACCCCGCCGAAGCTGCGCGTGGTGGAAGCCGCCTGGCCCGATCCGCGCCATGGCCACCGCCTGGCCGTGGTGGTGGAGGAGGAGGATGGGACGCCCCGGCTGCTGGCCGAGGGCCGTTTCGCGGAGAGCCCCTTCATCGCCTTCCGCTGGCTGAAGGTGCCGGGCGAGACCTATGGCCGCGGCCCCGTCGCCAAGGCGTTGCCGGACATCCGCACCGCCAACAAGGTGGTGGAGCTGGTGTTGAAGAACGCCTCCATCGCGGCCACGGGCATCTGGCAGGCGGAGGATGACGGCGTGCTGAACCCCGCCACGGTCCGCCTGGTGCCGGGCGCCATCATCCCGAAGGCGCCGGGTTCCTCCGGCCTCACGCCGCTCGCCGCGCCGGGGAATTTCGACGTCTCCCAGCTCGTGCTGACCGACCTGCGCACCCGCATCCGGGGCGCGCTGCTGGCCGACCGCATCGCGCAATCCGAGAAGGCCGGCATGACGGCGACGGAGGTGCTGGAGCGCAGCGCGCAATCCGCGCGGCTGCTCGGCGCCACCTATGGCCGGCTGCAGGCGGAGCTGCTGACGCCGCTCGTCGCGCGCTGCCTCGCGGTGCTGCGCCGCCGTGGCGAGATTCCCGCCCTGCTGCCCGATGGGCGGGAGGCGCGGCTGACCTATGCCTCGCCGCTGGCACGCGTGCAGGCCCGCGCGGATGCGGCGGACACGCTGCTGTTCCTGCAGGCGGCGGCGACGCTGGGTCCGGAGGCGCGCGCCACGCTGGATGCGCCGGCGGCCGCGCGCTGGCTGGCCCGAACGCTGGGCGCGCCGCCCGAAATCCTGCGGCCCGCCGATGCGACCCCCGCCCAACCCCAGACCCAGGAGTGAGCCCCGGCATGCCCGAGGATCTTCTCGAGACCGCCCTGAAGCCGGAAGCGCCGCAGGGCCGCACCCCCCGCCCGGCCGAGATCCCGGAGAAGTTCTGGGACGAGGCCGCCGGCGCGCTGCGCGTCGATGCGCTGCTGAAATCCTACCTGGAACTGGAACGCCGCATGTCCCAGCGCCAGGCGCCGCCCACGGATGACGCGCCGGAGGAGGAGCGCCAGCGCTGGCGCCGGCTGCTCGGCATTCCCGACAGCCCGGATGGCTATGAGATCACGCCGCCCAATGAGGTGGTGACGCCCGACGCGGCGGTGAATGCCAGGCTGCACGAGGCGGGCTTCACGCCGCGCCAGGTGCAGCTGGTCTATGACCTCGCCGCGGAACGGCTGATGCCGCTGATCGCCGAGGCCGCCGCGGATTTCGAGGCGGCGCGCCAGGTGGAGAAGCTGCAGGCGCATTTCGGCGGCGAGGAACGCTTCCGCCGGATCGCGGCGCAGCTGTCCAGCTGGGGCCGCGCCAACCTGCCGGAAGCGGTCTTCACCGCGCTGTCCAGCACCGCCGAAGGCGTCATCGCCCTGCAGCGGATGATGGAGGGCAAGGAACCGCCGCTGGCGCGCGACGCGCAGGCGGAAGCCGGGCCGGATGAGGGCGAGCTGCGCCGGATGATGCGCGACCCCCGCTACTGGCGGACGCGGGAGCCCGATTTCGTGAAGCGTGTCACGGACGGGTTCAAGCGGCTCGTCGGCGAATAGCCGACGGCTGAGATCCGGCCAGGCGCCCGCTGCCCCTCGCAGCGCGTGGCGCCGGCCGGCATCGCCGCGCCCCATCCCCGGGCGCGGCGATCGCGGGGCGGATGGCGCGGGCCGACACGGTCCCCATCCGCCCCGCCCCCCTTCCCGCAAGCAACCCGCGCGAGCGGGCCTGCGGAGCCATGCCGTGGCGCCGGCCCCAGGGGTGCACCACCCCAGGGGGCAACCGGCGGCGCGGCCCCTTCCCCGCACCCACAAGACGAAGGAGGGCCGCGATGCCCACCAGCACCCAGATCGACGCCGTCTTCACCCGCCAGTTCGAGGCCGAGGTGAAGGAGGCCTATCAGCGCCATGGCAGCAAGCTGCGCCCGCTCGTGCGGTCCAAGTCCGGCGTCACCGGCTCCAGCACCTTCTTCCCGAAGGTCGGCAAGGGCACCGCCGCGGCGAAGACGCGCAACGGCGCCGTGCCCGTGATGAACCTGGAGCACGCGCAGGTCGAATGCGTGCTGCAGGACTACTATGCCGGCGACTGGATCGATCGCCTCGATGAGCTGAAGACCAACATCGATGAGCGCACGGTCGTCGCCAATGCCGGCGCCTATGCGCTGGGCCGCAAGACGGATGAGCTGATCATCGCGGCGCTGGATGCCGGCACGCGGGAAGCGATCGGCACCGCGCCCGGCACCACGGATACGGACGGGCTGACCAAGGCCAAGGTGCTGCTGGCCTTCGAGATGATGGGCGCGGCGGAAGTGCCGGATGATGGCGGCCGCGTCGCCGTCGTCGGCTGGAAGCAGTGGAGCCAGCTGCTGGACATCGAGGAGTTCGCCTCCTCCCAGTATGTCGGCGAGGAGGCGCTGCCCTGGAAGGGCAGCCAGGCGAAGCGCTGGCTCGGCGCGCTGTGGATGCCGCATTCCGGCCTGACCAAGTCCGGCGCGCTGCGCTACTGCTACTTCTTCCACCGCACCGCCATCGGCCATGCCGCGGCGGCGGAAGTGCAGACGGACGTGACCTGGCACGGCGACCGCGCCGCGCATTTCGTCGCCAACATGATGAGCCAGGGCGCCGTGCTGGTCGATGACATGGGCGTCGTGCGCATGCGCGCGGCGGAGTAAGGCGCAAGGGTCAGCCTGTCGCCACCACCAGGGGCGGTCCTCCGATGACGGGGGCCGCCCATCCTCCCGCGAACGGACATGACAACCATGGCACTCACCGCGCTCGCGCTGTGCTCGCGCGCCCTGCTGCGCCTTGGCGCGCAGCCCGTCGCCTCACTGGATGAGGGGACGGCGGAGGCGGAGGTGGCGGCGAACCTCTACGCGCCGGTGCGCGATGCGCTGCTCTCCGCCCATCCCTGGTCCTTCGCCACGGGCCAGGCCTCCCTCCCCCGCCTCGCCGCCGTGCCGCAGGCGGACATGGCGCATGCCTTCCAGCTGCCGCCGGGCTTCCTGCGGGCGCTGTCCGCCGGCAGCGGCGGGCGCGGGCGGGGCACGCCCTATCGCATCCATGAGGACCGGCTGCACGCCGATGCCGAGCAGGTCGTGCTGACCTACATCTTCCGCGCCGATGAAAGCGCCTTCCCGCCCTTCTTCGCGCAGGCGCTGGTGGCACGGCTGGCGGCGGAATTCTGCCTGCCGCTGACGGAATCCGCCTCGCGGGCGGAGATGCTGTTCCGCCTGGCGGAGACGGAGCTGCGCGGCGCGCGGCAGATCGACAGCCAGCAGGATACGCCGCGCGCGATCGAGGATTTCCCGCTGGTCTCGGTCAGGGGGTGATCGCATGACCATCGCGACACGACGCACCAAGTCATCCTTCACCGCCGGCGAACTCGCTCCCAACCTCTATGGCCGCGGCGACCTCCGCGCCTTCGAGAATGGCGCGCGGCGGCTGCGCAACGTCGTCATCCAGCCGACCGGCGGCGTCGCGCGCCGCCCGGGTCTGCTGCATGTGGCGACGCTGCCGGGCCCGGCGCGGCTGATCCCCTTCGAATTCAACACGGAGCAGACCTACCTGCTGGCGCTGACCGAGGGCCAGCTGCAGGTCTTCCTGGGCGATGCGGCGGTGGCGACCCTGCCCGCGCCCTGGTCGACCAGCATGCAGGCGCAGGTCGCCTTCACGCAGAGTGCGGATACGCTGCTGCTGTTCCACCCGGAGGTGGCGCCGCAGCGCCTGACGCGGACCAGCCATACCAGCTGGACGCTCGCGCCCTTCGTCTTCGATGCCGTGCCCGTCTACAATTTCCGCCCGGGCGTGACGCTGACGCCATCCGCGACCAGCGGCACCATCACGCTGACGGCCTCCGCCGATGTCTTCTCCGCCGGCTATGTCACGGCGTCCTTCCGCATCGCCGGGCTGACCGCGACGATCACCGCGGTGACGGATGCCCGGAATGCGACGGCGGTGGTGGCCGGCACGCTGCCGGGCACCACCGCGACCACGGACTGGGCGGAGCCCGCCTTCAGCGGCATCCGCGGCTATCCCGTCTCCGCCTGCTTCCACCAGGACCGCCTGGTGCTGGGCGGATCGCGGGACCTGCCGAACCGGCTCTGGCTGTCGAGGACCGGCGACATCGGCAATTTCGACAACGGCACCGGCCTCGATGACCAGGCGATCGAATTCGCGCTGGTCTCGGACCAGGTGAATGCGATCCGCGCGGTCTTCTCCGGCCGGCACCTGCAGGTCTTCACCTCCGGCGCCGAATGGATGGTGACGGGCGATCCGCTGACGCCTTCCTCCATCCAGCTGCATCGTCAGACCCGCGTCGGCAGCCTGGTGGACCGGCAGGTGCCGCCGGTCGACGTGGATGGCGCGACGCTCTTCGTCGCGCGGTCCGGCCGCGCGGTGCATGAATTCGCCTATACCGACGTCGCCGATGTCTACCAGGCCAATGACCTTGCGCTCGTCGCGCATCACCTGATCCAGTCGCCGGTCTCCATGGCCTATGACCAGACCATGCGGCTGCTGCGTGTGGTGATGGCGGATGGCTCGATCGCGACGCTGACGCTGTATCGCGCGGAGCAGGTGACGGCCTGGACGCGGCTCGACACCGATGGCCTGTTCAAGGCGGTGGCGGAAACCGAGGGCCGCGTCTTCG